GGCGATCCTACAGAGAGGCGGGCGGCACGGATGAAGGCTTGCCCGTTCTGCAGAGGTGCTCCTGCTGCCGGAGAAATTTTTGCATGAAAGACAACTATGTTTCTACATCACTGTGAAGCAGAGGGGATGTGTAGTGAATGGCAATGACGGATTTGGAACAGACCGCAATGGAGCGTCTGCGTCTTGCATCGCAAATGTCGTTGAAACTGTATAAGCAGCCGCTACTTCTGACCGACAGCGGCGGCAAAGATAGCGCAGTAATCTGCAAGCTTGCCGAAAATGCCGGAATCCCGTTTGAAATTGTCCACAGCCACGCCACGGCGGACGCGCCGGAAACGGTATATCACGTGCGAAAACGCGCCAAAGAGTACGAGGCAAAGGGCGTTGAGTACACAATACGTCTTCCAACATACCAAGGCAAACGCACTTCGATGTGGGATTTGATACCGAAGAAGCTCATTCCGCCGATGCGAGTTGCACGATACTGCTGCGCTGTATTTAAAGAAACGGCAGGCAAAGGACGATTTGTCGTTACAGGTGTCCGGTGGGCAGAATCTGTCAAAAGAGCGGCAACGCGCGGGACATTGGAAGTGCTGGCTTCCGACCGGAGGAAAAGCCTAATCCTAAACAACGACAACGAGGACGACCGACAGCTTTTTGAAAATTGCCAGTTGAAAGGCGAGCGAGTGTGCAATCCCATCATCGACTGGACGGATCGGGATGTATGGGATTATCTTACCGATCAAAAGGTTGAGACGAACCCGCTTTACAACGAGGGCTTCTGCCGCGTCGGTTGTGTTGGTTGCCCAATGGCCGGAAAATTTCGTTACGTCGAGTTCGCCAGATGGCCTGGTTTTCAGCGCAATTACATCCGAGCGTTTGACCGGATGCTTGAAGCACGAAAAGCCCGCGGGAAGGCCGATGACCCGCGCTGGGGAACGACCGGCGAAGATGTGTTCCACTGGTGGATGGAGGACGGCGTTCTTCCTGGACAAGCAAGCATTTGGGAGGATTATTAAAATGCGCTTAATTGACGCAGAAAGCCCGCAGAACGGAATATACGTTTCCGATCTCGTAATCGAGGAAATGAAAAAGATTCCGACGGTCGAGATTGACCGCCCCACCCGCAGCTAGTTTAAGCGCATGGCGGTGCAGCTGGGGTATGAGCCGGTCGTACATTGCAAAGACTGCAAGCACAAAGACACATGGCAAGAATCAAAAATACGTGATTGGTTCTGGTGTGGCGTAAGTGGATTGCAGGTCGTTGAAGATATGGACTTTTGCAGCTACGGAGAAAGGAGAACCGATGAGCAGTAAATCAAAACGCAAGCCGAAATACGTATCCATGCACAAGGCCGTGTCCATCGCCATGACGATCTTCGTCTGGGCGTGGATGTCCTGCTTCAATCCTACGCAGGAGGACGTGAACCGCATGTCCGACGAGGTGCGCAACATCCGCGAGAGCGTGAACAGCAAGAACCTCAACATCTGGGAAGTCAGAGACGCCATAAAGGACGAGTTCGGGTGGGAAACATGATGAACTGCCCGAACTGTGGAGCTCCGATCACCGGGAGCGTGTGCGAGTATTGCGGAACAAGACACGGGATTAGGGTCTTCGTTTCCGCGCCGCCCCCGCCGCAGATGCTCTGCGATACGCTCTTGCTTTCACGTCAAATGCAGCAATGCAGCAGTACGGAATTTGAAAATCTGCAAACGAGGCTCGCAAGAGAGGCCGCGAACGCTTCGGAAATCCGCGCTTATAAATTCACACGATAAAAAGAAAAACGCGGCACAGCGTGTTTAACATTGAATGACGAGGTGATAAAGTGAACGAACTATGGAAAATGAAATGCAAGGCTGACCTCTTCAACCTCCGAAAGAACGAGGCGGCGATCCAGTCCATACCGGAGGAGATCGACATGGAACGCGACCGCATGACCTCCATCAAGAGCGCATCCACGGGGACGGCCCCGGTGCAGGGCGGCGGTACATCGTATGAAGAACGCATGAACAACAGCATTTGCCTGATTGATCTTCTTTCCGACAATCTGCGCTTTGCAGAATCGGAAGTGCGGCTGACAAAGGAAGCCCTTGCCGCGCTGACAGAAGAGGAACGGCGAATCCTGGAAGTGCTGTACATCGACAGACAGAAGAGAGGCGCGGAACGGCTGTGCCAAGAGCTTGCCATAGCCGAGGAAGCGACGGTATGGAAGCGAGCAATGCGGGCGCTGGAAAACTACTGCGCCGCAAGATACAGCTCCGCGGCAATCTGATGGAAGTTTCGAGACAGTAACTTTTCAAAAATCCGTGGTATAATAGTAACATCCAAAGCCACGCAGAGACGCCGGACGATCACCGAGCGCCAAAGCGTGGCTTTTTGTTTTGGGCGAAGCCGAAAGGCGGGAAAGCCGTACGCAGCGGAGGGGGCGGCGGAGATGGAGAAAGTTATGGACGTTAAGAATATCCCAATCAAGGAAATCGTGCCGTATGCGAAGAACGCGAAGAAGCACGATAAGCGGCAGATCGACAATGTGGCGGAGAGCATCCGGCAGTACGGATTTGTCCAGCCGGTCGTTGTTGACAAGGACGGCATAATCGTCATCGGTCATTGCCGCGTTCTGGCGGCGAAGAAGTTGGGAATGGAAGCCGTTCCGTGCGTCTGTGTAGATGATCTAACGCCGGAACAGGTCAACGCCCTGCGCCTCGTGGACAATAAGACAAACGAGAGCGATTGGGATATGGATCTTCTTTCGATGGAGCTGCCGGAGATCGACCTGTCAGCGTTTGATTTTGACTGGGGTCTGCGTGACGAGCTGGACGATTCCGTTGTCGAAGATGATTACGATCCTGTCCTTCCGCCAGAGCCGAAAAGCAAAATAGGCGATGTGTACCAGCTTGGCGACCATCGCCTCATGTGCGGAGACAGTACGTCTTTGTCGGACGTACAAAGGCTTGTGGGGGGGGGCACAGATGGATTTGCTTCTCACCGACCCGCCGTACAATGTGGACTATCAGGGCACCGCCGGAAAGATTAAAAACGATAACATGGAAGATACCGCGTTTCGCCGATTCCTCACAGACGCATTCTCCAATGCCGCGGCGGTGATGAAGCCGGGAGCGCCGTTTTATATTTGGCACGCCGACAGTGAGGGGTACAATTTTCGCGGTGCGTGCCGTGATGCAATGCTGCGTGTTCGGCAATGCCTTATATGGGTGAAGAATTCGATGGTTCTCGGACGGCAGGACTTTCAATGGCGGCACGAGCCATGCCTTTACGGCGAGAGCGAAACAGAAGAAAACGAACACGAGCCTTGTTTATACGGGTGGACAAAGGGGAAATCGCATTATTTCTTCAAAAACCGCCGCCAGACAACGGTTCTGAATTTTGATAAGCCACTGCGATCTGCGGAACATCCGACGATGAAGCCGATTAAGTTGTTTGACTATCAAATGCAGTGCTCGAGTAAGCCGGGAGAGAATGTGCTTGATTTATTCTCTGGCTCTGGCACTACGATCATGGCGGCTGAGCAGAACGGACGGCGTGCATACTGCATGGAGTTTGACCCGAAATTTGTTGATGTGATTATAGACCGTTGGCAGAAGTTCACAGGAAAGGAAGCAGTGCTGCTCCATGACGATTGAAGAAGCGAAAGCAATCATAGCGAAAACGAACAGCCCGTATCCAAAACGGGACATGCAGAAATTCATCCAGCGCCAGCAAAAAAAGGGGAAAAATAAGAAGTCGAAAGCTAACGCCTGACATATTATAGGCGGCTTTTTTAATCCCAAGGGAGGGAGGGTATGCCACGAAAGGGCAAAGAAAACCTTGTCCCATTGGACAAACGAACAAAGGAAGAGCAAAGAAAGATCGCGCAAAAAGGCGGTATAGCCTCCGGGGAAGCTCGCAGGGCGAATAAGAGCCTTGCATCTCTCGCAAAGTCGATAGCGCAGCAACCCGCGCCGGAAAAGCTCAAAAGCCAGATTGCGCGCGCCGGTCTCGCCATTGATGACGAGGACATGACGTGTAATGCAGCTATTGTAGCGGGCGTATACGGCAAGGCGATAAGAGGCGATGACAGAGCCGTTGACCGGTGGGAAAACTGGACAAACGACGCGGCGGCGGAGGATAAGCCGTGCAGGATTCCTGCTGACCTTATTGGAAAGGCGTTTGTTGACATCAACCGGCAGATCGAGCCAAACAAGGACTATATCTTTGAGGGCGGGCGCGGCGGTCTGAAATCGTCCTTTATATCTCTCAAAGTCCCGGAGCTTGTGGAAAACAATCCGATGATGCACGCCTGCATCGTCCGCAAGCAGACGAACACGCTGAAAGATAGCGTTTATTCGCAAATCCAATGGGCTATCAATGAGCTTGGCATAGCGGGAGACTTTGATTTTAAGGTTTCGCCTCTTGAAATCACGCTCAAAAAGACTGGGCAGAAAATCTATTTCCGTGGGTGCGACGATCCGGTAAAACTGAAATCCATAAAGCCGCCGTTCGGTCATATTGGCATTCTATGGGTGGAAGAGCTTGACCAGCTCGCCGGAGCTGCGGAACTGCGAAGCGTGAAGCAATCCATTCTCCGCGGCGGTGTTGATTCCTATTTCTTTGCGTCCTATAACCCACCGAAAAGCCGTGCGAATTGGGTAAATCAGCAGATGTTAGAGCCGAATGAAAACCGGGTGCGGCATCATTCGACGTATCTTGAAGCGCCCCCCGAATGGCTCGGCACAGTGTTTCTCAACGACGCGGAACACCTGAAAGAGGTCAACCCGGCGGCATACGAGCATGAATATCTCGGCGTACCCAACGGTGACGGCGGAAACGTATTTGACAACATCACAGCGCGGGCGATCACGGATGACGAGATAGCGCGATTCGACCGGATATATCAGGGCGTTGACTTCGGTTGGTATCCTGATCCTTTCGCCTTTCTGCGTATGCATTATGACGTGGCGCATGAGACGTTGTATTTCATCGACGAACATCGGAGCAATAAGACGAGCAATGCGGATAATGCCGCATGGATAAAAGAGCGCGGATACGATGACTTCCCTGTCGTTTGCGACAGCGCAGAGCCGAAAAGCGTTGCGGATTTACGAGCAAGCGGCTTAGATGCAAGGAACGCTATAAAAGGTCCCGGTAGTGTTGAATACGGTATGAAATGGCTTCAATGTCGCCGGATAGTTATTGACCCGGCGAGAACGCCGGAGGCATATAAAGAGTTTATCAACTATGAATACGAACGAGACAAAGACGGAAACGTAATCAGCGGGTATCCAGATAAAGACGACCACTTTATTTCCGCTGCGCGGTACGGAATGGAGCGGACATTTAGACTGTACGGAGTGAGAGCATGAACATATACGAGGTTTTGCGGGCGCGGGGATATACTACCGTGCCGGAAGAGTTTTACACTTATATCGAGAATTGGAAGAACTGGTACGACGGGTATGTGAAGCAGTTCCACCGCTACCGCATCTGGAACGGCATGAAATACGTTCCCTGCCGTCTGTACTCTCTCGGCATGGCGAAAAAGGTCTGCGAGGACTGGGCAAACCTTCTGCTCAATGAAAAATGCAAGATAACGCTTGAGGGGGAGAAAGAGCAGGACTTCATTGATTCCGTTTTTGAGCGGAACAACTTCACCGTCAAATCGAACGAGATGCAGGAGATAAAGGCGGCTCGCGGCACGGTTGCATACGTTCCGACGGTCGTTAATGCGTCTGTTGATGAGCAGACCGGCAAGGTGAACGGCACCGGCGGGGAAATCCGCATTGACTATGTCCCAGCTGACCTTATCCTTCCACTTACATGGGAGAACGGCATTGTAACCGAATGCGCGTTCGGATCGCACAAGGCCATCAAAAAAGATTCGTACCTGTACATCTGCATCCACAAGCGAACGGAGAAGGGAACATACGACATTGAAAACCTTTTGTATCGTGACACAAAGGGCAGCCTGTCGGAGGTGAAACTTGCCGATGTGCCTGGGTTTGAAAATGTAGCTCCGGTTGTGCATACACCGTTTACGCAGCGTATGTTCGTCATTGACAGGCTGAACATCGTCAATAACGTTGATGCAACCCTACCGATGGGCATTTCGGTGTTTGCCAATGCTATAGATCAGCTAAAGGGCGTTGACCTGACATACGACAGCTATGTGAATGAGTTTCAGCTTGGCAAGAAGCGCGTCATGCTCAAACCGCAGGCAACAAAGAATTTCCACACGGGCGAGCCGCTCTTCGATACAAGCGACGTTGTTTTTTATGTTCTTCCCGCCGACGGGCAGGACGGCGATATCATCAAAGAGATCAACATGAACCTTCGCACGGCTGAACACAACGCCGGTATTCAGGACATGCTTAATCTTCTGTCGAGCAAGTGCGGATTCGGCGAGAACCATTACAAATATGATAATGGCAACGTCTCCACAGCGACGCAGATTATAAGCGAAAACTCCGAGATGTTCCGCACGATCAAAAAGCACGAGATCATCCTTGAGGGCGTTCTCATTGAGCTGTGCCGCGTCCTGCTCCGAATGGGCAATGCTTATATGAATGCCGGGCTGAATGAGGACGTTGAGATCACGGTTGATTTCGACGATTCCATCATCGAGGACAAGGAATCGGAGTTCAACCGAGATGCGCGTATGGTGCAGATGGGGATCATGCAGCCGTATGAGTTTCGTATGCGTTATATGAACGAGGACGAGGCAACGGCAAAAGCCGCCCTGCCGCAGATGGAGAGCCTTGTATCGGGCGATGAGTAATGGCAAAATATCCAATCACGCCGGAGTTTATGTACTCCCTGCCCCTGCCGCTTATGCGGCTATATCAGCGTTTAGAAGAACAAATCCTTGAGGATATATGCTCCCGTGTTGCCATGACCGGAGAAATGACGGAGACGGCGATAGAGCATATACGGGCTTTGCAGCGACGGGGTTATGATTACAAGAAAATCAACGAGTATATCAGAAAGACCTTAAAGCTCACACAGAGCGAGTTTGACACCGTGTGGAACAAGGCCGTCCAACGCAATCAGCAGTATTTTGATACGCTGATCGACGACAACCTCATTCTCGGCGAAAACAACTTCAACGCTGACCTGTTCGTTCAGGAAATCAACGCCATTGAGATGCAGACGCTCGGAGAGCTGACGAACATTACCCGAAGCATGGGCTTTGCGTACAGAGCGCCGGACGGAACGGTAAAGGTCGATGATATAGGCAGGATGTACCAGCGCGTGCTTGACGATGCGTTGATACGCGTGGAGAGCGGGCAGAGTTATAACGTGGCGATCCGTGACGCAACGAAGATGCTGACGGACAGCGGCTTGCAGTACGTTGACTATGAATCTGGATGGCATAACCGCGTTGACGTTGCTGCCCGTAGAGCTGTTATGACGGGCGTTACCCAGCTTTCCCGGCAGTACACCGAGCAGACGGCGACGTTGCTTGACACGCCATACAGAGAGGTTACGGCGCACCGTGGGGCGCGTGACGGAGAGGGTAAAACGCCATGGGCGAGCCACAAGAAATGGCAGGGGCGCGTTTATTCCGTCCGTACCGGCGATATTTACCCGTCTATATACGAGGTCTGCGGCCTTGACGAGGTGGATGGCTTGTGCGGCGCAAACTGCCGCCATATGTACCATATCTGGATCGAGGGTGTTTCCGAGCGGACATACACCGATGAGGAATTGGAGAACATCGACCCGCCGCCTTTTGAGTTTGAAGGCAAGCAATATACCTTTTACGAAGCAACGCAAAAGCAGAGACAGGTTGAAGCGGCCTTGCGTAAAGTTAAACGTGAGCTAATAGCCGCTAAGGGGCGCGGAGACGATGAGGAGTATACCACAAAGGCTGTACGGTATCGTCGTCTAAACGAGGAATACGAGGCGTTCAGCAAGGCGGCAGGACTACGGCCACAATACGAGCGAGGGAACATTGCGGAGTTCGGCGCGGATGCTGCAAGAGAAACAAATCGTGCATACTTGGAGATTGTAAAAAAGGCTGACGGGATGTATGATACAGGGAGCGAGAACGGAAACGTTGATGCGTATCTCCGCGATCTTCCTATCCGTCGCAGGATTCAAAATGAGTACTCGCACGAGATGAACGTCGGGCGGCAGAATGGGCATTATGTCGGAACGAACGAGTATAATATGTACGTCCAGAAGCAGCAGAGGCAAGGGCTGTATGGCCCGAGTGTTGTTACTGTAACGCCGGATGAATTGAAAGAGCTTTTCAATCAGTATTCTAGCACCGGAATCATCATGCGGGATGAAAAAACAGGCAGATGGAAAGAATCGGAATTGATTACGGTCAATGATAAGATTATCGGGCAAACAGTGGATTTGCAAACCGGAGAAAAAATTGACACGCCTTGCTTTACGATTCATTACAGCCGTAAAAAGGGCTGGCATATTGTTCCCGCTTATTCTGACAACAAGGGGAGGAAAGATTGTTATGTACAGTATCAATGAGCTGCTTTCATACAACTGCAAAGATGTTTTGGTAGAAACGAAAACCGGGCACAAATACAAAGGCCGCTGTCATGTATACTGTGAGTTTGGCGAGGATGAGGACACGCCGGAAGAGTATATCACTATCAATGGCGGGCTATGTATCGACGTAGCTGACATCTTCAAAATTACAAAGAATTAAGCATCGTGTAAACACACGGTGCTTTTTCTATGACCATTTTCGTGACCTCACGAAAATGATATCACTCTTCAAAAGCATAACAGAGAGCGCCGCCTGACCTTGTGGCGGGTACAGAAATAACGGTCTTGCTTTGGCAGGGCTTCCTTCCTTTCCCCCTGTCTTGCCCCTGCGGAGGGGGATACAAAAACCGCGTCGCTACTGCTCAACAGCGGCTATGCATATATAAAAGCGTGACAGAGAGTGCCGCCCGGCTAGGGGAGGACGGCATATAAACAGACCCCAACGAAAAAAGCTGTTTGCGGGAACAGAGCAAATCCGCGCCGCCACTACTCATTGGCGGTCACGCATTTATGGCGCAAATGGGAACACGGACGGGCGAGGTCGGAAAGGCTCCCGACGCTCCCGCAAGGGAACTTGAGATGCAGGATACGCCGCCTTGCCGTTGCTGGTTCGATTCCAGCTTGCGCCGCCAACGAAGGCGTCATTAAATCGTGCAAGAGCGCACGGTGGGTTCGCCTGCTGTGGCACCGGGCATTTTGCCCGGCTCGGTTGACGCGGGAGGGAACGCCCGCACGAGCCGAAATTTAAAACATTCAAGGAACGAGCTTTGCGCCCGTTCCTTTTTTGTTTGCCGACGGGCATAAACGGAATACGCCGACGGGCGGAAAACGGAGGAATCATCATGGCAGAACCGAATACCAATCCCAACACCGCCGAGGGCGGGAACGATGCTACTTTTACACAAGCCGAGGTAGACAATATCGTTGCAAAGCGTCTCGCGCGGGCAACCAAAGGAATGCCCACCGAGGAAGAAATGAACGCTTATAAGGCTTGGAAAGCCAATCAGCAGAGCGAAGCGGACAAGCTCAAGGGCATTGAGAAAGAGCGCGACACCGAAAAGGCGGCGCGGCTTGCCGCAGAAGCGAAGGTAACGCAGTTTGAGCGGGAAAAGTATCTGACCGCAAAGGGCGTTTCGGCTGATGAGCTGGAATTTTACTGTTTTAAGATCGGTCAGAAAGTTACCGACACGGTGAGCTTTGAAAAGGCAGCCGACGAGTTTCTGAAAGATCGCAAACCCGCCTCCGTGCGTGTGGATATGTCCGCGCACGTCGGAAACAGCGGCAATAGTGCCACCGGCACGAACGACGCTATGAATGCCCTGATTCGGGGCAAATTTAAATGAGAATTGTGAGGTAAACAAGACTAATATGGCTACTAACATTGTAAACAGAACTGACCTTTCCGGGCTTATTCCGGAACCTGTCACTCGTGAGATCATTCAGGGTGTGACCGAGGGCAGCGCCGTCCTCCAGATGGGCCGCCGTCTCCCCAACATGACGAGCAAGACCCAGACGATGAACGTTCTGGACATGCTTCCCACTGCCTACTTCGTGAACGGCGATACCGGCATGAAGCAGACCACCAAGATGAAGTGGGACAAGAAGAAAATCTATGCCGAAGAGATCGCCGTTATCGTCCCCATTCCCGAGGCGGTGCTTGACGATGCTGATTATGACATCTGGGGCGAAGTCCGCCCGCGTCTGGTCGAGGCGTTCGGTAAGGTCATTGACGGCGCTATCCTGTTTGGCACGAACAAGCCCACCTCTTGGCGCGACAGCGTCCTTGAGACTTGCACGAAGGCCGGTTCCGTCGTGGCGGCGACGCCGTACATCTATGATGACCTTCTCGCCGAGGGCGGCGTGATCGCCAAGGTCGAGGAAAGCGGCTATCTCGTTAACGGCATTATGTCCGCTATCCAGATGCGTGCGAAGCTGCGCGGTCTGAAAGACCTGAACGGCAATCCAATCTTCAAAACCGATATGCAGGGCGCGACGCCTTATGCGCTGGACGGCTCTCCTATGTACTTCCCGCGCAACGGCGCTTTTGACACTGCCAAGGCGCTTATGTTTGCCGGCGACTGGTCGGAGCTGGTGTACTCCATCCGTCAGGACATCACGTTCAAGATTTTCGATCAGGGCGTTGTGCAGGATCCTTCCGACAACTCCATCGTTTACAACCTCATGCAGAATGACATGGTCGCGCTGCGTGCGGTTATGCGTCTCGGCTGGGAAATCCCGAACCCGAAGACGGCGTACAACGACACCCTGTCGAAGTACTGCCCGTTCGCGGTGTACGCTCCCGCCGGTACGGTCAACACCGTTACCGTTACCCCGGCCACCGCTACCGTTGCTAAGGGTGCGAGCAAGGCGTTTGCCGCCGCTGTGACCGGCGAGGGCGCGGTGTCTAACGGCGTGCTGTGGAGCGTTTCCGGCACGGCTGCTGTTAAGGCCGGAACGAAGATTGACGAGAACGGCACGCTGACTATCGCCTCCAACGAGACGAATACTGCTCTGACCGTTACCGCGACTTCCAAGCAGGACGGCACGAAGTCCGGCACTGCTGCCGTTACCGTGGGCTGATAAGCTGGAGGGGCGCAGATGTACGCAACATACACGTTTTACACCGATACTTATTTCGGTAGCGCCCTGACGGAACAGGAGTTTGCCCGCGCAGCAACGCGGGCAAGCTCCTTCATCGACTATTACACCATGGGCAAGGCGAAGGACTACCCGGGCACGGACAACGCGCTTGCTATGTGCTGCTGTGCGCTGGCGGAACAGTATCAAATTATTGAGAACGCCAAAGCGCAGAGCATGAGCGGCGGCGAGGTCAAGAGCCAGACGGTAGGCGCGTGGAGCAAGACATACGCAAGCGGCACGGAGACGGCGGAAGCCGCCCGGAAAACGCTGGAAAACATCGCTATGGACTATCTGGCATGGACGGGGCTTTTGTACAGAGGAGGTCAGCGCTGTGTTCCCACATGTTGTGACTGTCTTTAACTCCTACGAGGACGACGATCTAAAGATACACAACAGCATTACCATTCTTCGTGGTGTGCTGTTGGATGTGTCCAAGGGAACGAACGTTGCAAAGACGGGACTTGCCGACGCCGACGCCGCTACGCTGTATATCCCATTTTCCGTTGATGCGGTCAGTACGACAGGCGACAAGAAAACGTATGTCGGTCCAAAAGCGTTCTATGCGGCGGCGGATCAACAGGGTTTGTGGACGCTGGATAGCGGCGGACATAGCAACTCCACGTCCACCTACTTTGTCAAAGGCGAGGTCTCCGAAATGATGAGCCTTGCGCAGCTGCAAGAGAAATACGACTACGCCTTTGACGTGAGCACGGTTGATGTCCGTGATTTCGGCGGCGACATGATGCACTGGCAGGTCGGTGGCAAATGAGGATCACGCTAAAGATCAAGACCGTGAGCGGGGAAGACTTCAAATCCGCCTGTAAAGCGGCGGAGATCGTTGTTGCAACGCAAGCGCTGAAAGACACGATCCCCTTTGTCCCGGCGCTGACAGGCGTTTTCTCCAACATGGCTCGGACGGATGGAAACGAGATCGTCTATACCGGCGACCAAGCACGATATCTGTACGAAGGCAAAGTCATGGTTGACGCCGCCACTGGTAAAGGCCCAATGAACATACCGGATGTAGGATTGCGCTGGCACAAGGGAGCAACGCTCACGCCGACGGCGAAAGACCTTGTTTTTACGACGGACATGCACCCGCAAGCTCAATCCCATTGGATGGACGCATCCTACAAGAAAAACGGCGACAAGTGGGCGCGTGTCGCAGAAAAGGCGGTGATCTCGTCCCTTGGATGAACAGAAACCTAAAACCTTAGTGTCTGCGGAAGAAAATGCAGACGTGAGCCGCGCCGTTCGGCAATGGCTGAATGCGTATCTAGATAAACCGCTTTCCAAGCTCGACTTTGAATGGTTGGGCGAGAAAAGCGGTTTATGTATATCTACCATTCAGGCGGCGTACAAAACCAAGCAGTTTATCGACGGCTCGTATCAGGCACAGTACCAGTTCAAACTTATTTATCGCGTCCCGGCGAAGAACGCAGACGAGAGAATGAGCGCGGATGAGGTGCTGGATGCATACGGCGCGTGGGCAGAGGCAAACGCGGGCAGTCTGACGATTGCGGACGGTATCCGCGTGCGCAAGGTCAAACGCGACACGGCGGCGGCTCTTTTTGCCAGATACGAGGGAGACATAGAGGATCACCAGATCCTCTTAACTTTAATTTACGAGGTGATTTAACGAATGGCTGAATACACGTTTACCACTGCTGCGGGGCAGACTGTGGCGCGTGAGCTGCTTCTCGCTTATCTGAATACCGGCACGAGTTCTGCTCCTGTTTGGTCGGTGATCGGCAAGCGCGTAGAGGACAGCTCCGAGGAATACGACTGGTCTACCGAAAGCAAGAAGGACATCCTTGGCGACACCTACGGCACGATGAAGAAGCCTGTCATTACGCAGTCTTTCGAGCCGTGCGAGCTGGACAGCGGCGACGCGGCGCAGCAGAAGATTTGGAAGCTCGCCGTTGTCGATCAGGACGCGATGGCGCTTGCGGCTATGGACATGCTCATCGTCCACACTTACGCCGGGTTTGCCGAGCGCTATGAGGCGTGCATGGTCGAGGTCACTGGTCTCGGCGGCGAGGGCGGCGGCAGCGTCGGGATGCCCATCAATGTGACCTACGGCGGCAAGCGCACGAAGGGCACGGCCACGAAGGGCACTAGCGGCGCTATCGAGTTTACGCCGGAGACCTAATTTTCAGGAGGTTAAGCAATGCTTGAACTTAGACATGATACCGGAGTACAGGAAATCTCCATTAACGGAAAGGTGACGGTGTTGCTCAACCTCACCGACATTGACTTTATCGAGCGCGTTTTTAATGCGTTTGACGCGATGGACAAGCAGCAGGACAAATACCAGGCGATGCTCGCCGGGGAGAACGACGCGAAGAAAATCTTTGCTGCCGCCCGTGCGATGGACGGGGAGATGCGAGAGCTTATCAACGGTCTTTTCGGCTTTGACGTTTGCACTCCCCTGTATGGCACGATGAACACCTACGCGATGGCGGACGGTCTGCCCGTGTGGTGCAACCTGATGCTCTGCCTCATCGACAACATGAACGATACCTTTACGGCGGAAAAGAAAAAGACGAATCCGAAGCTGCAAAAGTATCTCGCAAAATTCAAGAAATGATCTACTCCCTGCCGGTGTCGCTTTCCGTCGGCGGTGCAGACCATGCGATACGCTCGGACTACAGGGTTATTCTCGATCTCATAGAGGTCTTGAATGACCCTGATTTTTCCGATACAGACAAGGCGGAGGCGACAATACAGACGATTTTTCCCGATTGGGAAACACTGACGGACTATTCGGAAGCATTGGAGAAGAGCTTCTGGTTCATCGACCTCGGACAGCCGCACGGGAAGAAATCCGCCCGCCTTGTGGATTGGGAAAAGGACTTCCCGTATATCGTCGCGCCGGTCAACCGTGTGCTCGGCTACGAATGCCGCTCTGTCGAATATCTCCACTGGTGGACATTCATGGGCGCGTACATGGAGATCGGCGGAGACTGTGCGTTCTCGCAGATCGTGTCGCTGCGCTCGAAACTTGCCAAAGGTAAAAAGCTCGAAAAATACGAGCGGGAATGGCTGCGGCAGAATCGTGAGCTTGTAACACTACCGACGAAGTACACGGCAGAGGACGAAGAAATGTTGAAGAAATGGACGTGATGCGATGGCGACAGAACTTAGATTCCCGGTAGAAATCGACGCCGGGCAAGCCGCCAAAGAATTGGACAAACTCCAACGCGACATGGACAGGCTCAAAAAGAACATGGAGAGCGGCGAGGCGAAACGCGCACCCATCGTTGAACAGCTCAAACAGGCGCAGGATGAGGCGGCGCAGGCTTATGATAAGGTCGAAAAGCTGAAATCCTCATTGGCCGAGAGCGAGGCAAAAACCGCAATTAACGCCAATGCTGATCCGCAGACATGGATCGAAGAGACCCAGCGGCAGGCGGAAATCAAAGCGCAGCTTTCCGAGCAGGAAAAGATTCTCGCGGCGAAAGAGAAAGCCGCACAGCGGCTTGAAGCGCAGGACGCGAAAATCGTTGACAAACTGAAACAGCAGACAGCGGAGCTGGAAGAACAGAAAAAAAGAGCCGGGGAGCTGACGCAGACAATCACCGATGCGTCCAAAGGCGCTGACATCAAGGCCGCGATGGAGGGGGCGCAGCAGTCCATCAAAAGCGGCATGAAGAATCTGCTCAAATATGGCATTGGTATCCGCTCACTGTTCGTTCTTTTCCGAAAGCTAAAGCAATACACCATTGAAGCGGTAAAGGCTTATGCCGAGAACGACCCGGAGACGAAGAAAAGCATTAACGAACTGAAAGCGTCTTTGCAGGGGCTAAAGGCCTCATGGGGCGCTGCGTTTGCTCCAATTCTTACTGCGGTTATCCCGGTATTGCAGACGCTCATTGGCTGGATCACAAAGGCTGTGGACGCTATCGCGGCGTTCTTTGCGGCTCTTAGTGGGAAAAGCACATTCAAGCGGGCCATAACCAACACGGGAAAGTTGAGCGACAATCTATCCTCCGGCGCTGGCGCTGCAAAGGAAATGAAAAAGCAGCTCATGGGCATTGATACGCTGACCATTGCGCAGGATTCGTCCTCCGGTGGCGGCGGTGGCGGTTCCGGCAGCGGGATCAAGTACGAAGATGTAGCCATCAGCGACAAGATCAAGAACAACCTCGGGCTTATCAAAAACCTGTTGGAGGGGATAGCAGCACTTGCTATCGGGCTTGCGTTCGGGAAAACTGCCGCGAGTATTGCGCTGGTTCTTTTCGGCACTCTGGATTTGATTGATGCTTTTAAAAATTTCATCAACACCGGAAGCCTTACGAAAGACATGTGCGCGGAGATGTCAACCGGGTTTCTTAAAATCGGTATCGGTCTTGCCCTTCTCACCGGATCATGGATACCGCTTGCAATCGGAGCGTTCCTTGCTCTCGGTTCATTCCTGTCCGGGTGGTGGGATGACATCACAGCGTTTTTCGACAAGATCAGCGGCATAGTCAATGGGTGGTTCGACAATGCGCTGAAAACGCTTTCCGAAAAGGGCAACGTCCTTTCTCAAGTATTCATTCTGCTTTACGGCGTCGTTCAGTATTCTTTTAACAATATCGTCGGCGCTATTCGCACGGCATTGTCACTTATAAAGGCAATCTTTGAAACGCTGGCCGCTGTTGTATACGGTTTCGCCACCGGCGATTGGTCGGCGGCGCTTGACAAGATCAAGAGCGCATGGATCGACGTATGGGTTGAAATAAAACGTTGGGGCGCTTCACTTATCAACAGTATCCTTGGCACTGTGGAGGCGTTTGTTAACGGCGTTATTACGATGTTCAATAACCTCGTCGGGGCGTTCAGCAGCGTTTTGCAATTCTTCGGCGGCGGCGGTATAAACTGGCGTGCAAGCTCTGTATCTATTCCGCGCCTCGCCAAGGGCGGCATCGTCAAAAAAGGCACTCCGTTCATCGCTGGTGAAAACGGCTCGGAGGCCGTAATTCCGCTTGAGAGAAACACCCAATGGGTATCGATGGTAGCGGATGGCATCGTTGACCGTATGACGGACAAGTTCGCCGGTTTGAACATGAAAATGCCCGCCGTTGCAATGGGCGGTGTAGTGCCGCCTAATGCGTTTTCCTCCGGGTATGGGTATGGTATATCCCCAGAGTTGGAAAGTAAGCTAGACGCGCTTCTCGACCGTTTAACGGCGCGTGGCAACGAACAAATCAAACCGAGCGACGTTTACCTTGATAAGCGCAAGGTCGGCGAGATCATGTACACCTACACCGAGGAACGGAACAGGGGGCGCGGCAAATGAAACTGATTGTAAACGGTATTGACATGCTCCCCTATCTGGACGGCGGCGGGTACACCGTAACACGAGAGGACGGCGACAGCCCGGACGCAGGGCGCACGATGGATTACACAATGCACCGGGCGAGGATCGCTACGAAATTCCGCATTGATGCGACGTTCAAGCCTTTGTACACCAAGGACGCTGAAATCGTTCTCCCTGCTCTCTTGCCGGAATACGTCGAGGTAACTTACACAAACCCATGGTTAACTGGTACGCAAGTTGCAATGATGTACAACAGCACAGGCAAGGCTACGGTCGATACATCTTTCGGTGATGGGAAAGAACGCTGGAACATTGATGCGCTCGCCCTTGTGGAGAGATAGCCATGCAGAACACAAGCGCAACATACAAGGAAATCGTCGCCGGTACGCATTGGTTCGAGACCAAGCTCGTCATCGGCGACGAGTTTTATTTGATCGATGAGCACGCAGACTATATCACGTTCGGCGGGACGAGGATTTATTACGATTCCGATTCCGGCGGATACGGCGGGAATATGCTCAAAGAGATCAAGACCACGCAGCCCCTTTTCACGGACGACAAGCCGATGGTCGGGTGCTGTGTAGCCGCGGAAATTGATGTCACGATGGTAAAGCCGACGGCGACGATTAAGAGAATGTCCTCCATCAAGCCGTTTATCCGCGCTGTGAACGACACGAAGGAAAGCGAGTGGATACCGAAGGGCGTTTTCTATATAGACACACGCTCCGATGGAGAGAGCACGGATGAAATCGTATTCCACGGGTACGACGCAATGCTAAAGGCCGAGAACGATTTTCCCGTGAACGGTGATATTGGCGAATGGCCCAAAACGGATATTGACGTTGTAAACCTTATTGCTGGGCATATTGGCGTGGAGGTCGATACACGCACGTTTGACATCATGCAGCGTGGGTATCCGGTGCAGTATCCCGGAGGCTACTCTATGCGGGAAATCCTCGGATATATCGCGGCAATGTACGCGGGAAATTTCATCATGTCGGACGATGGAAAGCTCCGTCTTGTCCGGCTGAATGAAATCGGCATCGAGACACACTATCTCGTAGATACCGCCGGGTATGTCCTCACGTTCGGAGGTGACAGGATCCTTGTCTGAATCGGTTTTTATCGGAAGAAGCGCAAAGGGATACACAACGACCCCCGAACTGCCGAAGTATACAAAAGTCCGTATCAACGTGGACGATGATTCCTTCTATGAATCCGGGAGCGGGGATAATGTCTTAGAGCTTGACTGCCCGTGGGGTTCTCAACAGATGGCAAACGACATCTTAGGGAGCATCGGGGAGTTTGTCTATCGTCCGTATGACACGGAATGGGCAAAGCTCGACCCTGCGGCAGAGTTGGGCGACGGCGTTACCATCAACGGCGTTTTTTCCGGCATATATGTCAACGAAACGAATTTCTCCACGCTGATGGCGGCGCGTATCGCCGCACCGCAGGAGAACGCGGTTGACCATGAGTATCCATATAAATCCCCGACCGACCGGAAGACCACCCGGCAGTTTGCCGAGACGAGGGCAAGCCTTAGAGTTAATGCCGCGAGCATTCAAGCAGAGGTCACAGCCAGAGAAGCAAGCGAAACGGAAATGCGGGCGGCTTTGGAACTGCACGCGCAGGAGATCGCCGCGAGAGTGACGCAGACCGGCGGCAATTCCGCCTCTTTCGGATGGTCGCTGACGGCAGACGGGTTTGTGCTGGAAAGCTCCGGGCAGGAAGTGTTCAGGGCTACGAAAGACGGTGTAGACATTACCGGCAAGATAACGGCAACGTCCGGCTTCATCGGCAGCAAGGACAGCGGATTTACCATTACGCAGAACGCCATATATAACAAGCTGTCGGAGCTGTACGGGACAGTGGACGGCGTGTACATCGGTGCGGACGGCATCGCCCTCGGCGGCGGGAAATTCCGAGTAAACAGTTACGGTCAGTTGTATGCAACGGACGGCACGTTTACCGGGAATGTCTATGCCAACCGGATACAGACCGGCGGCGACGCCGGAACAATTCAAGGCAGCCAGATAGGGTCTGGAACAATCACGACGGCGAATACCAATGGCTACTTAAACGGCGGCGTCGCAAACGGGTATTTTGCCGGGGATGTTTTTTCCGGTGCTGCAACAGCGGCGGCGATGAACGCCTCTGCGGGATCCTTTTCTACCAACAAGGCTTTTCGCCTTTACGGGAAAACGGTAGTTGATAGCTCTTATACATTTACTGTTAACGGTGTAACACACCAGATCAAAGGATTGCGGCTCATTTAAGGAGGAAAAAGTGGACAAAATTATTTTTCTGGACGGAAGTGAATACCCTTGCGCGTTCTGCGGCATTGCTACGGTTGGCGTGCTCTATGTCACGCTGATTGGCCTTTCTTTTGTTGAAGCGGCGGCGATTTTCGGTGACGAGAAGAAAACGGCGAAAATCCGCTATGTAGCCGCAAACGGAGATGAGACGGTATTCGAGCACTATACCAAGTTTGAATATCTTGTCAATGAAACCGGCGGACAGCGTGCGGCGCTGCGGCAGAAGTATGCTAGCGAGGTTTAAGCATGGAAGAACTTAATAAAATTAAGGAGCTTCTCGGCACTCTCCGCGTCGATGGATGGGAGAATTTCGAGAAGCTCGTTTACATTAAGCTGCTTATTGAAAAATTGATGGCGGCGGAAACGAAGGAGGGCTAATCCTTGGCGGACAAAACAGTAGGCGAGCTTCCGAGAGCATCAACCGTAACAACGACAGACCTGTTTGTTATGGAACAGGCAGGACAGGCTAAGTCTCTGACCGGACAAGTGCTTATCAACGATCTTGCGACGGCGCTTGACGGACACGGCGGCATTAAGAGCATCACTCTTAACGATGATTATACCCTTACGTTCACGATGGCGGACGATACGGAGGTAACAACTACTTCGGTACGTGGCGCGACCGGCGCAAAGGGCGACAAGGGAACGGACGGGCGGGCAATCACCAGCGTAACCAAAATCAGCACGTCCGGCCTTGTGGACACTTACAAAATCTCGTTCTCGGACAACACAAGCACCAACTTTACCGTGACAAACGGTTCATCCATTAAGAGCATTGCAAAGACGGGAACGAACGGCTTGACGGATACCTACACCGTGACGCTTACGGACGGGACAACCTCCACGTTCAACGTAAAGAACGGCAACGGTATAGCGTCCATCACGCTGCAAAGCGGCACACACGCCGCCGGTACGACGGACACATACAAAATCACGTTCGACAATGGAGAGTTTACCACATTCTCCGTCTATAACGGCATGAACGGCTCCGGCTCTGTCGTGTCAGTGAACACGAAATCGCCGGACGCATCCGGAAATGTGACGTTAACCGGCGATGATATCCATGTGAGCGCAGATGATGAAACTACGATTCCGGATGCGATTGAAGCGAAACAGGCGGCGACAAAAGATCTTGCCGCAGAAGCGACGCTTGCGGACGGGGACTATTTCCCGTTCTATGATGTTTCCGTATCGCTGAATCGGAAAACCCCTTGGTCTAACATCGTGTCAAAAATCCGAGCGGCCTTTAAGACCACCGCGCTGCCCGTCGATTCCGGCGGCACGGGAGCCGCAGACGCAGCAACGGCGCGGGCGAATCTTGGAGCGCTGTCCAACGCTAACGGCGCGGTAGGCACAGCGAATCTCGGCGGCAAGGTCGTTACGGCGGAAAAGATCGCGGACAAGACGGTTGGCGCGGGGCAGCTTGCAGACGATATCCCGTATACGAAGTTCGGCCTTGCCGCCGATCAGGTGCGGCACGTTTACGCCGGAACGACGGAGCCGTCCGCCGATCTCGGCGTGGACGGCGATGAATATCTCATGTATTCCTAAGGGGTGAGCGGAATGGCATGGAGCACAACGGCACCGGAGCTCCCAAGCGGCAGCGCGTGGGAGCAGGAAAAAAGCGTTTCGGGAGTATCGAACCATTGGAGCCTTTCCGGAAAGCTCTACATCGCCCGTCTGAACGGCAGGCAGTTTGCTGTTAAAGCCGAGCTGACGAGCGGCAACGGCAGCTACGGCACTTATTACCCGCCAGCAAAATGGAAGCTCCGGTGTGACATCGGCGGCGTCACAGGCACGGAAGACACGTCCTTTGGCGTATCAAAAGGAACAACAACGTTCTATTTCGTCGGTGAAGCCGGAGAAGGCGTAACGATCACCGCAAATGTCGGCGGTGTTGACGCCGCGGTCGCCGTCCAAACCGCGACATTTACCGCACCTGCGCTGCTCGGCTTGACAGTTTTTTTGAAGGTCGGCGGTGTTTGGAAGCCCGTGCAGGTCAAGGTCAAGGTCGGCGGCGTCTGGAGGGACGCCGTGGCAAAAATCAAGGTCGGAGGGACATGGAAATGAACGGTATAGACATTTCCCAGTGGCAGGGCGACATGGACCTGACGCCCTATAAAGACGGCTTCGTCATCATTCGCGGCGGTTTCTGGACGAGCACGGACCCGTGGGCGGAGCAGAACATCGCAAAGTGCGACGCTCTCGGTATCCCGTGGGGACTTTACTGGTATTCCTACGCGCTCAACGAGGCGCAGGCACGGCAGGAGGCGGAGGCTTGTCTGCGCTTCCTGAACGGCAGAAAGCCCCATCTCGGCGTGTGGTTCGATATGGAGGACTCGGACGCCTACAAGGCGAAAAACGGCTTCCCGGAGAATGAGACGATCACCGCCATGTGCAAAGCGTTCTGCGCGGCTATGAAGGAGGCCGGGAACAGGACTGGTGTCTACGCGAATCTCGACTGGTTTGAAAACCGCATCGGGGACACGGGGTATGACAAATGGATCGCGGCTTGGGGCTGGAACGACGGGGAGCATTATCCCGATCTGTCTGGGAAATGCATCTTTCACCAGTACCGCGGGGAGCCGCTTGACCTTGACATCATGCATGTCCCGCTTTCGTACTTCGGGGAGCTGGAGGATCAGAGCTCCTCCCCTACGGATCCCGATGGGAAAGACGGGATGACCGTGAGCATTCCGGCGATGGCGCAGGAGGTGCTTGACGGGAAGTGGGGCAACGGCGAGGAGCGAAAGCAGAAGCTCGGCGCGTGGTTTTACGATCTCGTGCAGGGCGAAGTAAACAGAATCATGGGGGCTTGACATGACAGAAATGGAAATGGTGCGCACACTCGCTGAACTCATTGCACTCGGAACCGCCATTGTTGTGCCGATTTTGAAACTCAACGCGAACATCGTCAAACTTACTGATGCTGTAAACGGGCAGAAAGAGGCAAACGGCAAACTGGAGGAATCCAACACGGAAGAGCATAAGCAGCTTCACGAACGAATCAATCACCGTAAAAGAGAAAACGAGGAGCTGGACGACCGCGTGACCGACCACGAGAACCGTATCAGCATTCTCGAACACAAATAATTTTAGGAGGAAAGACCATGAACGAGATCATCACTACCTACGGCATGGAAATCATCAAGTACATCATCCTCGCCATCTGCGGCATTGCCGCGTCCTACGCCGCGAAGCTGTACGAAAAGTGCGTCAACACCGATACCAAGCGCAAGGTAGCGGCAACTACCGTTGCGTACATTGAACAGGTTTATAAGGATATCCACGGCGACGAGAAACTGTCCCGCGCCATGGCTATCGCTGCCTCCATGCTCGAACAGAAGGGCATCAAAACCACGGAGGACGAGCTTAAGGTGCTTCTCGAAGCCGCCGTTAAGGAAATGAACGATAAGTTCAAAGCCGCCTGACGGCAACAAAAACTTTGTAAACCGACACTGCGGAATCATGAAAGAATCCGTAAAAACATTCTGCCGCATCAATGGCGTGGAGGCGTCTGAAAGCCTCTCAGAGACACTTTTTAACGCATATATGGAGAGTGTAGCCGATGACGACAGAGAGCATCCTACGGAGTTTAACAACGCCGGGGACAAAGAATAAGCTGCAATTCCCGCGAGAGCTGCGCGAACAGTTTGAGCGGGACTGCGGCTTTACCGATGAGGAATTAAAAATCTTCCGTCTGCGGGCAAAGGGCATGAGCGTTTTGCAAATCTCCTTCGCCATGCAGACGGACACGGAACTGTACGGCACGGAAAAGGTAGAGCGTCGTATACGGGCGATCAAGGACAAGATCGCCGCTGCAATCGAATGATGGGTTTTTGACGGATTATTGAGGGCTAACCGATGGGTTAGCCCTCTTTTTTTATGCGACAATGGGGGCAGAAAGGACGTGAAGCAATGGAAAACTACTACCAGCAGCCACAGCAGTTTTACGGCGGATATCATCGACCGCAGCCCGTGCAGCAGATTGCTCCCGGATACGTCTGCAAGCCAGTCACTAGCCGCGAAGAGGCTATTGCCACAAGCACGGACTACTTTTCTCTCGGTGTCGTCATGCCGGACATTGGGCACGGAATGATCTACCTGAAACGCTTCAACCAGCAGACGGGTGCATCGGATTTCTTTGATTTCAAACTCTTCACCCCGGAACAAGCTCCGGCAGTAGAGTACGCCACGAAAGCCGACCTTGACGCGCTGCGGGCGGAGCTGACCGCGAAAAAGCGCCGGAGGGTAGAAGATGATGATGAATAATCCAATTTTCAATTTGATTAACCTTGCCCGTACCGGCGGAAACCCGATGACGCTAATGCAGCAGATGGCGGGACGTGATCCGCGAGCGCAACAGGCATTAAAGATGGTACAGGGCAAGACGCCCGACCAGCTCCGGCAGATGGCGGAGAACATGGCGAAGGAACGCGGAACAACGATTGACGAAATCGCCCGATGTCTCGGGCTTAAATAAACACTCTCCTATCAGTTCCGGCATCTTGATCAAAAGCCGCTTCTCGAATGCAGCCGGGAGGCGCGCGCCCGGATGTAAATAAACTGATAGGAGTTTTTTCTATGGCAGACGATTTTATGAGCGGATTCCTCGCCGGACAGGGCGACGGAAATTCCAACCGCGGCGGGATGTTCGGCGGTGACGGTTGGTGGGCTATCATCATCTTTGCGCTGATTTTCGGTTGGGGCAACGGCGGCTATGGCTTCGGCGGCGGCGGTAATTCCGGCGGTGTAGTCGATGGCTATGTTCTTACCTCTGACTTTGCGAACATTGAGCGCAAGATCGATGCGGTGAACAACGGCGTTTGTGACGGCTTCTACGCGATGAACACCGGAATGCTCAACGGCTTTGCCGGTGTGACGCAGGCCGTGACGAGCGGTTTCTCTGCGGCGGAGCTTGCCCGATGCAATCAGCAGGCGGCACTCATGCAGCAGCTCAACGCCATGCAGATGCAGAACCAGAACTGCTGCTGCGAGAACCGGCAGGCTATCGCGCAGGTGCGCTATGACATGGCTACGCAGGCGTGCGATACCCGAAACACCATCCAGAATGCTGCTCGCGACATCACGGACAATCAGAACGCCGGAACCCGCGCTATCCTCGATTTCCTCACGCAGAGCAAGATTCAGAGCCTTGAAGCGGATAATCAGGCGCTGCGTCTGGCCGCGTCCCAGAGCGCCCAGAACGCGACGCTCATTAACGCGCTGCGCCCGTCCCCCGTTCCCGCGTATCAGGTGCAGAACCCTTACTGCTGCACCCAGAACACCTGCTGCGGGTGCTGAAAATGTGATCGGGGCGGGACATCCCGCCCCTGAAAGGAGTTTAAAATGGCTTGCAAACCTGTATGTCAGCTTTGCAAAAGGCTGATCCTTAGCCAGGCGATCACGTTTACCGGCGGGAATCTGGTTGTCAATCTTCCGGACGGCAA